TTTTATATTTGCTTTCTCAGCATCAGTTAATGTATTTGCTGTTAGTGGTTTAATACTAACATATACTGTTCCAAAATCTGGTGGATCATTATCTTCTCCACCCCATGTTGAGATAGAAGAGATGTTAGCAAAGTTCTTTAATAAGATACCACGGTAATCATCTGATGTTACCGCTCTGTTCTGTGCTGTAAATGTTAGTGGTGCATTAAATCGTATTGATTCTAAAGTTTCTCTTTCAGTACCACCAGCTGCATCTGTTACTTTAACAGCAGCCCCTACGAATCCACCAACTGTATCGACCATAGAGAATGTGGAAGCACCATTTGCTTCTTCACCTTTTGTATAAACATAATCAAGAGTTACAATATTATTATTAATTGGCTTTCTTCCAACAATACCATCGCCGAAATAAACTTCAAAGAGTTCGGATGGATTTTCTTGTAAGTAATAGATCTGTGAAGTTGAATCAACATTTAATAGCGATTCAAACTTTGTATAGATATCGTACGCAACTGCTTGTTCGTTCTGTTGTACTCTGACTCGTAGTGTGGATGTATCAGCATCCTTATCACCTAGTTGAAATTTCTGATTCTCTATATCATTATCAACTCTGTATAGTAATGTTTTGTATGTACCTTCTGCAATTTCTATGTTATTAAAAACAAATGTATGTGTATTTGCAATAACATCTACGCTATGATTATCCAATACAACAAATTCAAATTTATCATTACCTACTTCAGCTTTTAGTTTAGTACCACGAGGTAGTGTGAGTGAAGTAGTGTTATCCTTTGTTGCCTGATCTTCGCCAGATATATCAACAGTTATTTGTACTCTTGCTCTTGCAGAAAGAACTGAACGAGGAGTATAACCTAATAGCTTCGCTCGCGTGACAACATTACCACGTATTTGAGCTGAGTCAAGAAACGCTTCATTTAAACTATAATGCGCGTTCATTGCGTTATAGTGTGTGTTATATGCTAATACATCAAGGAGTGTACTAAGACCTGAACCTTCGAAGTCATAGTCAGTATACTCTTCTTGTTGCTTTAAAAAGTTTTTCAGATTTTGTTTAATCTGATCGAAGTCTAATTCTGTTACATTTAAATTTGTTGCCATATTATCTTACCTTAGTCTGCGTAGTACTATCTCTACATCCTCTACTTTATTTGATTCCCGTATACGATACTTCATTGTAACTCGATACGCATTCTTATCCGAAAGGTCAATTACCGAGAGAGCCAGCAATTTTATGCGTGGTTCTGCTTTGACAACACCTTCTATATTATCCTTTATTGCTAACCTTGTGACACCATCAGCCGGCTCAAATAAGAGTCCGCGTAAATTAGCACCTAGCGAGGGCTGGAATGGTCGTTCAAAAAAGTTAGTTAGAACGAGATTCTTCACAGCATTCTTTACTGCTGCATCATCTTTAAGTGTTGTGATCTTACCAGTAATAGGATGTCGCTTTAAAGAAAGATCTAAATCGCGATAACCTTTCTTCCGAGAGACGATTGAAGCACCATTTCTCTTATCTGATTTATTTTGATTTGATCCTGTATTATGTTCCATAGTACTATTTATATGCAAAAGGTTAGGGATTTAAAAATTCCAGCGAGATTTTTTTTCCGAAAAGCCATCTCAAAGCAAGCGAGCGAGCTATATAAATTATTAACTTGCATCTGTTGGTTTCTCTGTATCTTTATTAGTTGTATTATGAGCTGTACCACTTCCAGTTTTATATACGTGTACATGATCTTCCAGCGAGATTTTTGTATCATCATTATCAGCAACAATATCATCATTACTAGTTATTTTATCCGATACGTGTAGAGTACCTGTTATAGTAGTATTACCTATTATATTAACTGTATTACCACCAGAGCTAGTATCAATCGTTACGTTCCCACTATTATCAATCAGTATACTAGTACCCTCTATATGAGTAACCATTATACGGCTAGCGTTAAGCGTATTGTCTATTTCTATTAAGTGTCCTGCTGTACTCTTATATACAGCATTTGTATTACCACTAACCTGCGCCTCTGTTGGTAGATCAAGTGTACCATCCGGCTGAGAGGAAGCAACTGTTCCCATTATAATAGGATCCTGAGCGCTGAGACCATCCCTAAAGAACCCTACACACCATGTCCCTATTACTAGTTGGTGGTTTGAGCCAACACCTTTATGTCCAGCGTTAAGCGTTGTCCCCATCACTGTAGCCCATGGTAATGCATCTGTAGGTACCTCGGCAGTATCGTCACTATGGTATCCAAAGGCTCTGACCTTGACCCTATTAAGATATTCTGTATCGTTTATATCTTCTACTACACCAGTGAACCATGCGAATTGGCCACCTACAAATTGATCATCATGCAGTTTCATAATTTAATTCTCCTGAATCTTTCTGAAGGACCAGCTCCTGACTGTAGTTATCATCGAACCTATGTATCACTCTCGTCACTAGGTACTTGCCTGATTGAGCCTTATCGATGCCTGCGCCTTCAGTCTCTTCCTTATTACGATATACAGTTAGATGTAGTATACGTCCTACCTCCATATCAAAGTTACCTGGTATGGTAATCTCTTGTTGTTGGAAGTTTAGGTTCTCTAGTTGCGCGATCCCTTTATTTAAATCTATATCGGTCTCTCCATAATAGTTATTCTGACCGAAGGCCTTACTATTACTATTAATAAAGAACTGCTTAGATACGGCGTGATCTGAGTACTTCCTCGATAGTATCATAGTATTATTATTTTGTACATAGGGTTTATACTTATTTAACATGTTTAATTGTTGTCGTTCTCTATTAAATACAATCTTCTTATATGTCTTAGTGGCTATATCTACATTGTGCAGAGTGCTAGCAAAGGCCCCGCAGGCTGCCCCTACCATTTTAGACATGCCGTATGAAGGAGATGATATATCCGTGACCATTGTTCTTTCTTCTTCGAACCCTTCTTCACTCTCCTTTGCGTTCTTCATATAGGACTTAAAGTAGTACCGATCGATATTATCTCTTGTAAGCATGTTCTTATATGATCTATATTGTATACCATTCTTTAGTGTCTCATAAAAGAAGTATGGTGTACCGTCGTCAAAGGCATTACGCATCAACCAGAAGATAGCGTGTAAGGGTCTAAGCTGTGGATATATACCCTGTAGTAACCCACCTCCTTGCTGTATAAAGTGCGTAGCGACGGCTAGATCCCCTCTACAGATCTTCTCTATTAATTGACCTGGTGTCCCTTTAAACGATTTCCTTAATACAGATACACTCTCATTCATCATATGTTCACTATAACACTTGAATGTATACGACGCCTTTGCTGTGCCACTCTTCTTATAGTTAACGATCTCCCCTATGTAACATGTAATAGAATGCTTATGTGTTTTATTAGAGGTCCTCTGTTCTAATTGGATCTCTATCTTCTCGCCTCCAGTGATCTTTAATCGTTCTAATAGATTAACACTATCGCCTAATTTAATCGTATACTCTACTCCTGGACTATGGATTGATTCTGTCCCTTCAATCACGGCCAAAAGCGCTTTTATGTCAATGTTATATTTTTTCTTTGGATTTATAACATTTGAATAAAGTCTCGCAGAAGTTATATTATACGATAATGGAGTGCTCGCATACCCTTCTGGATTGACTCTATTACTATTATTCATTGATTAGATTCTCAAATTCTTCCACGAATTGGCTTATATACTCTGGTTGTAACACTCTAATAGATGATCTCTCTTCGTTCTTATCCATTATATACTGTCTATTTGATTTAAATGTATAGTTATTAGTGCTTTCTGCTAATGGAGAATTAATATAATCTCTTGGTGTAATGGTTCTTTCTTCCGCATCGCCTATCTTAAAGAAATGGTGAGGTGCGTCTGCATACTTATATACTTGATATGATTCAACACTCGCTTGTGATGTTCCTCCATCGATATTTTCATTCGTTTGAAAGACTCCTGTGACATCTTTTACTATTAACTGGTTTAAATCTGAATTCTTTTTCTTTAATGTACCACTGGCTCCTGATATACTACCTGTTATGGTTTCGTTTAATTTAAATCTTGTACCATCTGTCACAACAAAATTACGATTCTCTCCCTGCAAAGAATTACTAAATTCGCTTATGGCGCCGTCGCTATCTCGTGATATACTGGGGCTTGTGGTAATAACATATCCGCTATACTCTTCTTCGATATACTTCGCGGCAACTTCTTGACTCATTGGCCATGCTCTATAACCATCGTGAAGGAATTCGTTTATGACAAAGAATGTCCAATAGTATTCTGATGTTCCATATAGTCGCTGGCTGACTATGTCTGGCCTTTCGCCGTTCTGTATTTCATAAAAAGTATATAAAGATGGTTGATCGATAAAGTTTTGAAGTGGTCTTACACTCTTAAATGTATGAACCATTTGGTTGACTCGGCCATCTTTTTGTAAATCGACCGGTATTGTTGGGAATAATTTAAAGAAATTCATGTAGATTAGCCTCCTCTAGGTTGTCCATTAGATGTTTTTTGCTCAGGATATGTGAAATCTTGTTGTATACTACCAGGTGCTACATCCTCTAAATCATATAAATCGCTTCTTGTTAACTGTTTTTGTTCCTGGAATGCTAAATCTAATTGTATATCTGTAGGTGATCCATCGGCATGGAACATGTTTCCACCCTGTGTATTATATGCTGCTGTTAATCCAGTGAGATAAGAATCAAACAATTTAGGCATATTTGTATTAATTTCGTCCCCTGAAAGGAACTTTATACGAAAGATTGGTGGATATTTAATGGCAAATTCACCTTCTTTCTTTGCGTACATATACTTTCTAAAGGTATGTTCTATTGTTTTGGCTAATCTTGCTTCAGCTTCTGATTGTGCAACTAATATAAAACTAAAGTTAAATGTACGAATACTACTACCTTCAAAGGTTAATGTTGTCTGATTATTAATTGCAATCCCTTGATCTACCAACGCTGCATCAGCTGAACCACCTATATCCAATCCTAAATTCTTCATGACAGATGCACCGATTGCAATATCTTCCGCATCAGCTTCATTCTTTTCTTCTTTGCTGTTATTAATTAAGCTTTTTGTTGCGTTGATAACTCCTAGATCTATACTGCCAAAAGTGGCTGTATCGCCTAAACTAAATCCCTGAGGTATATACATGTGGATTTTAAATAGATCTTCGTCTAAACCACCGCCTATAATTTGGAATGATACATGATTTGCTGTACCATCGTCGATGTCTTTTCTTAATGTGCTTGGGAAAGCTATTGTGTTTGCCATTCTTTTACCCTTATAAATAACTATAGATTAATTAACTATTATATACTATTTATATGGCTTACAAAGGTAAATACACAATTAAAGACAAATCAAAATATCTTGGTGATGCGACCAAAGTTATATATCGTTCCATGTGGGAACGTCAAACCTTTAAATGGTGTGAAACAAATCCTAGAGTTAAACGATGGAACTCTGAAGAAATTGTTATACCTTATAAATGTAAGACAGATAATCGTATACATCGTTATTATGTTGATTTATTAGTTGAATTAGATAATAAAGATATTATATTAGTTGAAATTAAACCTAAAAAGCAAACTCTTGCACCTAAAAATCCTAAACGTAAAACTAAAAGGTATATAAACGAAGTGATGACATATGTAAAGAATACATCTAAATGGGAAGCTGCTAATCAATATGCTAACCATAAAGGATGGAAATTTCAGGTCTGGACAGAAGACACTTTAAAGAATCTAGGCATCAAACTACTCAAATCTTGATATAAATAGTATATATGGCAAGCTTATTTGATACATTACAGGCAGGAGCACAACGTGCTGGCATCACAGCTAGGACTAAAAAATCACGTGAATGGTTCCAAGGCAAAGTAAAAGAATTAGGTAGTGTTAACAGAACTGCACTATTAAAGGACGATGCTTTAGATCCTACTACTAGAGAAATTGCTGGTAGTATGTATATGTATTTTTATGATCCTAAAACAAAAGATACTCTACCTTATTACGATAGGTTCCCATTAGTTATAATGGTTGAAGATGCTAAGGGTGGGTTTTATGGATTAAACTTACATTACCTCAGACCTGATATAAGAGCTGAGTTTTTAGATAGGCTTATGAAATTAGCACCAAATAAATTAACAGATAGAACAAGAGTTAATAAAATGCGATATGATTTATTAAAAGGTGTACAAAAGTATAAAGAGTTTAAACCTTGCTTTAAACATTATTTAACAAGCCATATAAAAAGTAAAATGGTAAGAGTTCCAATGACAGATTGGGAAATAGCTATATTCTTACCAACAGAACAATTCAAGAAGAAGAGTAAAACAGCCGTATGGTCTGAATCTCTCAAGATTGCTAAGAGGTAATAAACATGTTTGGTAAGACAGGTAATATAGATACATTAAAAGCTTCCATCGCTGCAAAAGGCGGTATTGCTAGAACTAATAGATTTAATGTTATATTCACACCCCCAAAGCAATCATTATTAAATTTAAATCCAGAAGTATTAGTTGGTCAGCTAGCTTCTGGTGATACTCCTAGTGTTCGTAGTTTAATTGCGGATCCTAGGGATATAGCTATGTTATGCGAATCAGTAAGTATACCAGGAAGAAGTTTATCCACGATAGATTATCAAAGTGATAGACAAAGTAATAAATTCCCTAATACACTTATTGATTCAGATATTGACATGACCTGGATTTTAACTAACGATTATTACATGAAGACAATGTTTGATGGTTGGTTATCATCTATTATTGATATGGACACTTACACTTTAGGATATAAAGACGACTATTCAACTGATGTTATAATTCAGCAATTGAATGTTGACAATATACCCGTGTATGGTCC